GCACTAACCCGATAGACAGTCAGTTAAATGAAAGTCGTAAATTTAACATCGAAGAAGTTGCACGCTTTCTGTGTGTACCGCTGCCACTGTTGGACGGCTCACAAATCAATAATATTGAGTCTGTAAACATTCAATTTTTACTGCAATGTATTCAGCCGATTTTGACGCTCATTGAAGAGGAAATCAATAGAAAGATGCTGTCACCATCAGAGCGAGAGACTATCTTTATTGACTTTGACGAAAATGAGTTGTTACGTACTAACAAGCAGTCAACAGCATCTTACTTGCAGACTCTCACAAATGCAGGAATTATCACACGAAACGAAGCCAGAGAAATGCTCGGTCTAAACGTCAAAGACGGTGCAGACAGTCTTTCAGTCGCATACTCTGACATAAAGCAAAATACAATAAAATCTGACTCAGATAAATAACGTATATGGACGCACAAAAAGAAATTAGAAAAGCGGAGATACAGTCTGCAAGCGGTCGCACTGTCAGCGGCTATGCAGTCCGCTTTGAGACAGAATCAGTCAATATGGGTTTTGTCGAAATAATCAAGCGTGGCGCAATCACCGAAGAAACAATCAAAACGTCTGATGTGTTTGCACTGTTGAATCACAATGAAAATACAGTGTTAGCACGTTCAAATCATGGCGTTGGCTCACTGACTCTGACTGTTGACAATGACGGCGTTTATTATGAATTTGAAGCACCGAACACCGCAAACGGTGACGAACTCCTTGAGCACATCAAGCGCGGTGAAATCTCACAGTCTTCATTTGCGTTTACAGTCAGCAACGAAGACGGTGCAGAGACTTGGACGAAACGCTCAGACGGTGTCATTGTACGCCAGATAAATAAGATTAGCCGTCTGTATGACATCAGCCCAGTTTATCAGCCTGCATATACTGAAACGACGTGCAGCCGTCGAGCACTTGAAAAAATATCAGAACTAAATAAAGACATGGAAGATAACAAAGATTTGCACAACGAACAGGACTTGCAAGAAATTGAGTTGCTAAAAGCAATCATTGACGAGCAAGAGCAGAAAATCAAAGAACTGCAAGAGGCTCAGACAGAGCCAGAACAGACAGAGCCGACAGACGAAAATCGGGCAGACGATGAAGACGAAAAGAAAGATAAAGAGGAAATCGAAAATGAGCCGTCTGACACTCAGATAAATAATACCGACTCAGAGCCAGAGCCGACAGATGAAAGCACTGACAATGACGAAGACGAAGAAAAAGAAAAAAATCAAAATAATAGGAATATTTCTAATATGGAAAAGTTTTCACTTACTAAAGAAATCCGCTCAGCAATTGAAAGCGGTACAAACAAAGTCGATATGCGTGCCTACACTGTGACTGATGAAGGTACTGATGTAGTGGCTACAGACGTATTTGATATTTTCGCACCACTCCGCGCAAAGAACGTTTTGACTGATTTGGGTGTACGTTATATCGGTGGCATCAAAAACAATGTAGTTGTGCCCGTCGGGACTCCTTGTGAGGCTAAATTTGCAAACGAGACAGCAGACGCAAGCAATGGCAGCGGTGCAATCGGCAGTGTGAAACTCAGTCCAAAACGTATCACTGCAAAAGTGCCCGTTTCATTGGAGTTGCTTGCACAAGATTCAGTTGGTGTTGAACAGATGATTCGTGAAGATTTGCAGAACGCTGTCTATACTGCAATTGAGGACAAAGTGTTTGGTCGTCAGGCAGAAAGTACAGACGTTTACGCTGGACTTATCAACGGTGTTGCTAATGCAAGTATTTCAGACGTTTCGACTTTCGCAGCACTTATGAACATGGAGGCAACCGTCGAGAATGCAAACGTAGATGTTTCCAAGTGTAAGTATGTAGTATCTCCGTCCGCAAAAGCAAAACTCCGCGCAATGCCAAAGAGCACTAAGACAACAGAACTTGTTATGCAGAACGGCGAAATTGACGGTACTGAAGTAATGAGCACGGGTCATCTTAACGACGTCTCTGTTGGTGTTATCTATGCCGACTGGTCAAATATCGTTGTTGGTACGTGGGATAATGTTCAAATCGATACAGTACGCGATACAGAATCACTTTCAAACGGCACTGTGAATCTGATTGTCAATGCCTACGTAGATGTGAAGTGTGCAAGAAAGAACGCTTTTGCATTCGGTAAGGTTTCTTGAATTTGAATATTTGCTCAGACACATATTTTTATATTGAAGAAAAATTTCTCACTCTCTTTGTCATTGCAAAGAGAGTGTTTTTTTTGTCTTTCCGACACTCAGATAAATACAGAAAAAGTCACAAGTCTGATTTATGTATATTGACACTGTAATTCTGAAAAAGCATCTTAATATTGATGAGTCGTGGGTGGAAGATGACGAATATATAAAAGCACTCTGCAAAGCCGCTGAGTGTGCTGTTGAAAATCACATTTAGCGTCCACTGACAGAGATAGTTGACGAACACGGAAGACTACCCGCAGCAGTTAAACACGCTATACTGTTGTTAGTAGGCCATTTCTATGCAAACAGAGAGTCAGTCAGCTTTGCAACTGCAAGTGAAATCCCGCTTGCTTATCAGTACCTATTGCAGCCATATAAAAGTTACGCATTTGATACAAGTTTCGGAGTATGAGAGCAGGAGCACTAAACGAAAATATTGAGATATTACGCTCAGTCAAAGAGCGTGACGCATACGGCATTGATAAAGAGTCGTGGCAGACATACACCAAGACGAAAGCAGCAGTCAGATATATGTCTGGCAGTAAGACAGTCGATGTGCAAGAAGTGTTCTTTGCTGAAACTGTTGAATTTACTGTGAGATACTATCTCAATATAAGACCGACAGACCGCATCAAGTATTATTGTCAGTTGTACCGTATCATCAGCATCAATCCAGACAAGCGAAACAACAGCCAAACGTTAGTTACTGAGTTAATAAATGAGTGATTTTGCAAGCAGACACAGCAGTTACAGCAAAAGAAAGTCTGTACATAATAAACAAAACGTCGGCATCTATGCAGAGACAGACGAAGTTGAAGAAATGCTCAGTTTCTTCACGTCTGATTAGTGTACAGACTTGTACTCTAAAGCACTCGGAACAGTAGCAAAAGAGTATAAAGAGACTGCAAAAAACTATTTCCGTCAGACATTGCCAGCAGCAAGCAGAAGCAGTCAGAGCGGATTTAAAGACAAACTCATTGATGCAGTAAGAGTCAGTAAAATCAAAGTCGAGGGTGACACTGTTAGCACGAAAGTACACGTGCTCGGCGTTAGGTCATCCGGATCTGGCACGTACAGAGCACGTTTCTTTGAGGGTGGAACGCAGCCAAGAGAGACTAAAAGAGAGTACACAGATTCACTCGGCAGAACGTACAAAAAGGGAAAGCCGCTCGGACGTATCAAAGCACTCAATTACTTTCAGAAAGCACAGAGCGTTATGAGTAATCTGACTGTCTCGCTTGATAAAGTGATAAATGACTTAATCGCCAAAAATGCACCGAAGTAATGACAATGAAAAATGCACTTTCAATAAACAAATATATTAATAAGTTTCTGACTGAATCAGAAGCAGTCACGGCACTTGTAGAAGTGCAGAATATACGCCCATTGATTCTACAGCCGACCATATTTCCATACATCAGTTTCATGCATGGAAACATCAGCAGCAGTTACACTAAAGATGGGTGGTTTGAAGACAGTACGCCAGTCGATATTATATGTGTCTCAGATGACTACGGCCAGACTGTCGAGATTGCAGAAGCAGTCAGAGAGTTGCTTGAAGAAAAAGCATATAAAGACGATGACATCTACATCAGTCAAATCAGACTTGTCGGAAGCACCGAAGACCAGATTGAAAATGTCTTTGTACAGCGTCTTTCTTTCGATGTGAAAGTTACTGCATTTTGACTTTTTCTGACTGAGATAAATAGAGTAAATCAGATTAAAAATAAAATTATACATATCATAATTATGACCTCTGGAAATTCACTTGCACTTATGTATCACAATGGTACAAAGTACACCACATTTGGCTTTGCAACTGCAAACAGTATGCAGATTAGCAATGAGACACAGACTGTTTCATCAAAAGACCACGGCAGACATCCCGAAATTTCTGCAACTAATTCAAATTGGTCTTGCTCTGGCTCTATGCTATTCAGCAATGATAATGCAGCGAAAGTTATGGGTATGGCTCAGAGCGGCCAGCCTTATACTATTGCATTTTGCACTATCAATGAATCGAAGTGGGAAGACGGTTTGAAGTCTGTCACCGACATCAGCACTAATACAAGTTGGACGGTTGGCAGTGGCTTTGTTCGCTATGGCGATGCAATTGTTACGTCAGCATCAATC